CAGCGCTCCGACGTGGTGCCGGTCCGCCACCGCCCGCAGGCGGCGCTCGACATGGCCGCCAACGTCGCCAAGACGCGGCTCATGGGCGACTCGGCGTGGGCCTTCGACCGCAAGCGCTCGCCGGTGGACGTGAGTCCGCTCGTCGCGTGCGCCTACGCGTTCGGGCTCGCCACGCGAGTGCCGCCAGAGCAGCCAAACAGGAAGTACGAGACAGCGTATGCCGAGCGCGGCGTGCGCACCGTGTAAGGAGGGCGCATGGGCATCCTCGACCGTCTGCGCGCGGCCTTCTCGCCGCGCTACCAGATAACCATCGCCGGCCAGTCCGTCGTGGCCGCTGGCATGGACACCGCGGAGCTGTACCGCACGCAGCCGAACCTGCGCGCCGTGGTGAGCTACCTCGCCGACAACGCGGCGAGCGTGCCGTGGAAGGTCTACGACCGGGTGGCGGACGGCGACCGCGTGAGGGTCACCGACTCGCCCGCGGCGCTGCTGCTCGCGTCGCCGAGCCCGCACATGACCGCCTACGAGTGGCGGCGCTCCCTGTTCTCGGACCTCTACCTCTACGACCTGCACCTCTCCATCGTGACGCCCGACTCGGACACCCCGAGCGGCTGGTCGATGTGGCGCATCCCGCCCTCGTGGCTGGACGGCTACGTGGGCGGAACGCTCTGGGCGCCCGATGCGTTCATTGTGCAAACGCCCAATGGCGTGCGGCGCGAGGTGCCCGCGGACGTCTGCCTGTGGCTGCACGGCTACGACCCCGCCGACCCGCTGCGGCAGACCAGCCCCGTGCAGGCGCTGCGCGACCTCATGGCCGAGCAGGTGGAGTCCAACAGCTTCCGACGCCAGATGTGGCAGCGCGGCGGCAGGTTCAACGCCTACGTCACCCGCCCGAAGGACGTCGAGCAGTGGACCGAGGACGCCTTCGAGCGCTTCAAGCGCACGTTCAACGAGAGCTGGGCGGGCCGCGAGGCCACCGACGCGGGCGGCATGCCCATCCTGGAAGACGGCATGGAGATCAGGCAGCTCCAGTTCAACGCGCGCGAGGCCGAGTGGTCCGAGGCCAAGAAGCTGGGCCGCGAGGACGTCGCGGGCGTCTACCACGTCAACCCAGCCCTCATCTGGCCCGGCAGCGGCCAGACCTACGCCAGCGCCAAGGAGAACGCACGCGCGCTCTACAACGACACGCTCGCCCCGAAGCTGATGGAGGCCACCGACAAGGTGAACGGTCGCCTGCTCGCCATGGTGGGCGAGCCGCCGCGGCACTACGTCGAGTACGACCTCAGCGTCAAGCTGCAAGGCTCCTTCGAGGAGCGCGCCGCGGTGCTCCAGAGCGCCGTGGGCGGGCCGTTCATGACCCGCGACGAGGCCCGCGCCATGTTCAACCTGCCGCACATCGACGGGGCTGACGAGCTGATCGTCCCGCTCAACGTCATCGAGGGCGGGCTCGCGTCACCGCGCGACACCGACCCGACGCAGGAGCGCCTGAGCGCCGCGGAGACCGACCACAAGTGCGCGTGCTGCGGCGGCCACAAGGACGCCGCGACCGAGCTGCGCTACAAGGCCGAGCCGCTGGAGGAGGAGAGCGAGGCCGCGGTCGATGCCTTCGCCCGCTTCTTCGAGCGCCAGAGCCGGTCCGTCCTGCCGAAGCTGCGCGCGGCCAAGTCCGCGGGCGCGACGAAGGACGCCGACGACTGGTGGGACTTCACCCGCTGGAACCGCGAGCTGGCCGACGACCTGATGGAGGTCGCGGAGGGGCACAGCACCCTCGCCGCCCTGCGCGCCCTCGACGCCCTCGGCGTGCCGCGCTCCGAGTACGACCCGACGAAGGCGCTGGCGTTCCTGCGCAACATGTGCGAAGTCCGCGCAGAGTGGGTGAACGAGGTCACGCGGCAGGAGCTGGAGCGCTCGCTGGCGCTGGAGGCGGCAGGGGCCGAGGGCCTGAAGGCCACGCCCGAGGGCGTGTTCCAGTTCGCCGCCGAGACCCGCTCCGTGAGCGCGGGCACGGCCCTCGCCACGGCCATCGACGGCTGGTCGGCGCTGGAGGCCGTGCGCCAGTGCGCGCCCGACCGCGGCGTCCGCAAGCAGTGGGTGGTCACGTCGCAGAACCCGCGGCCGAGCCATCAGGCGATGAACGGCCAGACCGTGCCATTCGACGAGAAGTTCCCCAACGGCATGGAGTGGCCCGGCGACTGGGCGGGCGGACCCGACGAGGTGTGCGGCTGCCAGTGCGAGGTCGCACTGGTCTACAGCGAGTAAGGCAACCAGAGGCCCACGGGGGCCTTTTTTCATGCGTAAGGAGGGCAAGACATGCCCAAGTACAAGAGCGCCGAGGTCGGCGTCCAGATGCCCTCTGACGGCATCGTGGAGGGCTACGCGTCCACCTTCGACCGCGAGCCGGACAGCTACGGCGACGTCATCGCCAAGGGAGCGTTCGCCCGCACGCTGGACGAGTGGCGCGCAAAGGGTGAGGGCGGGCTGGCCATCCCCCTGCTCTACGGCCACAACACCGATGATCCCATGCACAACATCGGTCGCGTGACCGAGGCGCACGAGGACGACAAGGGCCTGTTCGTCCATGCCGAGTTCGACGCGGACAACGAGTACGCCCAGTACGCCCGCAAGCTGGTGAACGAGGGCAGGCTCTACCAGTTCTCCTTCGCCTACAGCATCCGCGACGCGATGGAGGTGGAGCTGGACGACGGCGCGCGCGCCTACGAGCTGCGCGACCTCGACCTCTACGAGGTCTCGCTCGTCCAGATTCCCGCGAACCAGAACGCGGTCGTGACGGGCGTCAAGAGCGAGCCACAGACCATCGAGCTGCACCCGCGCATCGAGGGACTTACCGACGAGCAGCGCAAGGAGTTCACAAAGGCCATTGCCGAGGCCACCCACAACGGGCTGGAAATCGGCCTCAAGGCAGGGCGCCGCAATTCCAAGGCCGACGCCAACGAGCTGCGCAACATCCGCGCGCTGGCGTCGCAGATTTCCCAAGCCATCGACGGCCTTCTGGCCGACGAGGAGGACGCCGACGAGCAGGACGGCGGGCCTGAGCCCGATGCCAACGCGGAGGAGCCGGACACGGCCAACGCGGAGGAGCTGACGGCGACGGATGCCGAAGAGCTGGAAGGCGCCAAGCAGTACGCGCAGGCCATTTTGGCCGCCATCGACACTCTCAGTAAGGAGTAACCATGAGCAAGCTCAACCAGCAGCTCGAAGACGCCAAGGGCGCCCTCACCGTCGCGCTCGAAGGCACCGACGCCGACGCCATCAAGAACGCCACCGAGGCCGTCAAGGCCGCACAGGCAGCCGTGGACGCCGCTCGTGAGGGCGCCGCCCTCATCAAGTCCCTCGGCGCCAACGAGGGCACCGAGCCCGCCAAGCCCGATGCCGCCCCGCGCACCCTCGGCGAGTTCGCCGTGAAGAACCTCGACTTCACTGCCATGCGCCTTGGCGCGTCCAAGTCCGCTGGCACCGGCTTCGGCTTCAAGGCCGCTACCGACGCCCACGTGTCCGTCGCCACCGAGGTCATCGACCAGCGCGTCATCGACATTCCGCGCGACCTCGCCCTCCGCGCCCTGTTCGGCTCCGAGACCATCAGCGGCACGTCCCTGAAGTACTTCGTCATGGGTGCCACCGAGGGCGCCCCGACCGTCGTGGCCGAGAACGCACAGAAGCCTCAGTTCCACATCCCGTACACCCCCGCGACCGCGAACCTCTCCAAGATCGCCGGTTGGTACTACGAGACCGACGAGCTGATCGAGGACAACGCGTTCCTGCGCTCCTCCGTCGACAACCGCGGCCTCTACGCGCTCGACAAGGCCATCGAGGGCTTCCTGTCCACCACGCTGCTCGGCACCACTGGCCTCGGCACCATCGCCCAGGCTCCCACCGCCGACAACATCTTCCAGGCCATCATGCAGGTCAAGTCGGCCACCGGCTTCGATGCCGACGCCATCGTCATCAACCCCGCCGACTACCAGACCCTTCGCCTCGCCAAGGACGGCGGCACCACCGGCCAGTACTACGGCGGCGGCTACTTCTACGGCCCGTACGGCAACGGCACCAACGCCCAGCAGCCCGGCCTCTGGGGCCTCAACACCGTGGTCTCCAACGTCGTGACCGCCGGCACCGTCCTCGTCGGCGCCTTCCGTCAGGGCGCGTCCGTCCTCACCAAGGCCGGCGACGGCACCCGCGTCGAGATCGTGACCGGCGACCACGATGACCGAACCAACAACCGCGTGACCGTCGTGGTCGAGGAGCGCCTCGGCCTCGCCGTCCGCTACCCCGGCGCGTTCGTCAAGATCAAGAGCGCCTAGTCATGGCCCTTCGTATCTACCGTGCGCCGAGCGGCGCGTGCTTCCAGTACCCCGAGGGCACCCAGCCCGAGGGCTACGTCCTCGTGACGGCTGCGAAGCCCAAGTCCGCGCCCAAGCGCCGCGCGACCACCAACAAGGCGGCCAAGCCCGCCAACAAGTAGAAGGAGGGGCGGCATGGCCTACACACCTACGCCATGGGGCTACGACGTGGACGGCACGCTGCCGCCCCTCATCACCCCGGAGCAGTTCTGCGCCATCAAGGGCAGCAGGTGGGCGTCCGACGAGCGCCTGACCCCCGCCATCGCGGCGGCGAGCGCCGCCATCCGCAACGCATGCGGGTGGCACGTCGCGCCCTCGATGCCCTGCCGCGCGACCATCGACGGCTTCGGCCAGCGCTGCGTGTGGCTGCCGACCAACCACCTCACCGGCGTCACGTCGGTGAGCGTGGGCGGCGCCGAGACGGACGACTACCAGTGGAGCAGGCTCGGCCAGCTCATCGTGGGCGCCCGCATCCCGTCCGCGCTTCAGGCCGCGGAGGTCGAGTACACGGCGGGCTACGACGCCGCGCTGCTGGCCGACCTCGCGGAGGCGGTCGCGTCCGTGGTGCTCCACCGCATCGCCGTGTCCTACGGCGTCACGAACGAGACCGCGGGCAGCGTGAGCGTGAGCTACGCGCAGAGCGCGGCCCACGGCGGCGCCATGGCGTCGCTGACCGACACCGAGCGCGCGGCGCTCGCACCGTACAAGGCGGTGAGGTCGCATGCTTCCTAGCTGGTGCAGGGAATCCGTCGTGGTGGCCCGGCCCGGCACGAGGGAGCAGCGCGGCGCGACCGTCCCCGACTGGCGGCACCCCCAAAAGCACACCGTAGGCGGCTGCTCGGTGCAGCTCCCGTCCACGTCCATGACGCTGGACGGGCGCACCCAGACGTCGCTCGGCGGGACGCTCTACGCACCGCCCGACGCCGACCTGCGCGCTGGCGACCGAATCGAATGGACCGACCTCACCGGCACCGACCACACGTTCCTCGTGGACGGCGAGCCGATGCCGTGGACGTCCCCGACCGGACGCGTGACGCACCTTCAGGCGCGCCTCGCCGAGTGGAGGGGCTGACATGGCGAAGAACACCATCAGGTTCAACAGCGCGGCCTTCCGCGCCATCCTGACCGGCTCCGGCACCCGTGCCGCGGTCAGCTCGGCGGCTGGACGCATTTACAGCGCAGTTGGCGCCGGTGCCAAGGTCCGCACCATCATCGGACGGTATGGCGGGGGCCGCGTCGTGGCCTTCGTATCGACGCACCCGGAGACGCCCGAGGAGTCCGTTGAGCTGCGCGAGCGTCTGGAGTCCGCAGTGCTGGGAGGTGGCGCCTGATGCAGGTCAACGTTCCCATCGACATCGCCGACGCCATCCAGCAGGCGCTCTACGAGGCGGGGATGCGCGTCAGCGCGCGGCCCGTCCCGCGCTCGCTCGGCGACGACCTCCCGGTCACCGTCGTGGAGGCGCTGCCGGGCGGCGGTCGCACCGACGTGGTGCTCGACCGCTTCGCGGTCCGCGTCTACACGTGGGCCGAGACGCCCGAGGAGGCCATCGCCGCGTCATCAGACGCCATGGCCGTCCTCGTGGCGTGCCAGGGCGGGACGCTCGGCGGCATGCCGTGCTACCGCGTCACGCCGTCCGCGCTGCCCTACGACGCCCACGACCCGCAGCACCCCGACCTGGCGCGGGCGTGCTTCACCGCGCACCTCTACGTGCGCGCCAAGACAATCGACAGATAGGAGCCCACATGGCTACCGACGCCAAGAAGGTTTTCATCGGGCTGGCCGACCAGTCCAGCACCACCGGCGCGCTCGCCCGCGGCGACGTGCTCACCACCATCCCCGCCGACTTCACCGCGGCACAGACCGCCATCGCGTCCTTCACGATGTCCGGCTACATCTCCGAGGACGGCGCCAGCCTCTCGACCTCCGTCAGCACCACCGACATCCGCGAGTGGAACCGCGCCGCGGTCCGTCGCCTGCTGGAGGAGTTCGACGGCACGATCACGCTCACCCTCATCCAGCTCGACGAGGAGAGCGCCATCCAGTGCTTCGGCAAGGACAACGTAACGAAGGTCGCCGCCAACACCACCCACGGCGAGCAGCTCCACATCAAGCTGGGCGCCCACCTGGGCGAGCAGCAGGCGTGGGCGCTGCGCATGAAGGACGGCGACGCCAAGTTCATCGTGCTCGTGCCCAACGGGCAGGTGACCTCCGGCGTTGACATCACCTTCGCCGCCAACTCCGCCATCAACCTGCCCATCACCATCTCCGCCAACGACGACGGCACTGGCGAGTCCATCCACATCTACACCGACGACGGCGTTATCAGCGCCTAGGAGGTCCGCGCATGGCCTACACCATCGGCAAGCCAAAGCTCCAGTACCTCGACGTGTACGTGGAGGGCCAGAAGCGGCCCAAGCGCGTACCGCTCGCGGGCTCGCTCCCCGCACCGTGGCTCATCCGCTACAACAAGGTCTCGCAGATGCCGGAGGAGCAGCGCGGAGCCGGGTACTTCGAGTTCTTCTACGACCTGTTCCGCGCCTACATCGGCGAGCAGGTGGACGCCATGACCTCCGAGCAGATCAACCAGCTCGCGGAGGCGTGGGGCGACGTCACCGAGGACGAGCAGGGGGCGAACCCGGGGGAATAGCGTGGCTGCGCCAGCTCATCGAGGAACATGGCGCGGCGCTCGACTACGACCTCCTCACCATGACACACTACCAGCTAGCTGACGCAGGAGGGGCGCTCCCGTGGGGGGCGCTCCTCCATTTCGTAGACCACCTGCCTAGGACGTCCGCGCTCTCGCGCGAGCTGACGCCCACGACCGACGCCGAGCGGTGGGCGACGGGCGAGGCCACTGCGGCGCTGCTGGCGGACGTCTACGACCTGCTCAACCAGCTCAACGAAAATCTCGTGGCCCGCGGCGCCAATCGTAGAGCGTCGCACGTCAAGCCGTACCCGCGCCCATGGTCGAAGGGGAGGGGCGAGCGCCGCATCGGGCGCGACGCAATCCCCATCGCGGACTTCGAGGCGTGGTGGGCGGCATCGTAAGGAGGTGATCGCATGCCCAGCGGCGTGGAGGTCGCTCAGGCGTACATCACGATCATCCCGTCAATGAAGGGCATCCAGGGCGACATCGCCAAACAGCTCGGCGCCGAGAAGGTCGGCAACGACGCGGGCAAGAAGCTCGGCAAGGGCATCTCGGACGGAGCCAAGAGGTCCGGCGACGACCTGATGAAGTCATTCGGCAGCACGGGCGACCGCATCGCGTTCAAGACGAGGACGGGGCTGGAGACGGCGTTCGGCAACGCCGCGAAGACCGCCCAGACGAAGATGAGCGGCGCCGCGACCGCCATCACCGACAAGTTCAAGGCGATGGGCAGCCGCATCGCGGGCACGGCGCTCGGCACGACGCTGGGCAACGTGTTCGGAAAGTTCGGCGAGACGGCCCGCGGCGTGTTCGACAGGGTGAGCGGATTCGCCAAGACCTCGTTCTCCAAGGTGAGCGGAGTCGTGCGCGGCGCCGCGCAGTTCGCGGGCGACGCGTTCCGCACCGTGGCATCGACCATCGGCGAGCGCCTGCAACCAGTGATGGACGTCGCCAAGACCGTGTTCGGCAAGGTGGGCGAGTTCGCCAGCGCGGGCTTCGACGTCGTGGTGAAGGCCGCGGCCATCGGCGGCGGCGCTGCCGCGGCGGCCATCGGCGCCATCACAAAGTCGTCCTTCGACGCCTACGCCGACTACGAGCAGTTGGCGGGCGGCGTCGAGAAGCTGTACGGCAAGTCCGCCGACACGCTGATGAAGTACGCGCAGGACGCCTACAAGACCAGCGGCATGTCCGCGAACGACTACATGGAGACGGCGACCTCGTTCTCCGCGGCCCTCATCAAGAGCGTGGGCGGCGACACCGAGGAGGCCGCGCGGCTGACCGACGTGGCCATGCGTGCCATGAGCGACAACGTGAACACGTTCGGCACGAACGCTGGCGACGTTCAGAACGCCATAATGGGCCTGTCCCGAGAAAATTACTCCATGCTCGACAACCTGAAGCTGGGCTACGCAGGCACCCAGCAGGGCATGATGGACCTCATCAACGACTCCGGCGTGCTCGGCGAGAAGTTGACCGACACCTCGCAGCTCGGCGAGGTGGGCTTCGGCAAGATGATCGAGGCCATCCAGAAGGTGCAGGAGCAGCAGAACATCGCGGGCACCACCGCCAAGGAGGCCGCGAGCACCATCAGCGGCTCCATCGGCATGACGCAGGCCGCGTGGTCCAACCTCGTGACCGAGATGGGCAAGGACGACGGCGACGTCCCCGCCCGCGTGGGCGAGCTGGTGGACTCCGCGCTGCTCGTGCTCCAGAACGCCGTGCCGCGCGTCGCAACCATCGTCGGCGCCATCATCAACCAGGTGCCGCCCGCCATCGCGGCGAATGCGCCGAAGATTCTGGCCGCGCTCACGAGCGCGCTGGACGGCGTGACCAACGGCGCCTTCTCCAAGGCCGTGAACGCCGTCCGCCCCTACGCCGAGCGCATCGGCACCGCGGCGAGCGACCTGTGGAACCGCCTGAAGCCGCTCTCGCCCATCGTGCAGGAGATCGGCGGCAAGCTGGGCGGCATCCTGAAGACCGCCATCGCGGCGGCGACGTCCGCCTTCGAGAAGGTCGCACCCATCATCGCCACCATCGCCGAGCACGCGCTGCCAATCCTCAGCAGCGCCGTGAGCGTGGTCTCCGACGCCTTCGACGCGGCGCTCGCCATCCTCGAACCCGTGGCGTCGTTCCTCACCGACACGCTCGGCGCCGCCGTCGACTGGATCGGCGAGCGGCTGGAGGAGCTGGCCGACCTCGCCGAGTGGGCGTTCGGCGGCATCAAGGACGCCGCGGGCGCCGTGGGCGACTTCATGAGCGACCCGCTTGGCTCCATCACCGACTTCGCCAAGAACGCGGGGAAGGCGTTCACGAACACCGCGGACACCGCGACGAAGCAGTCCGACAAGGCCCAGCGCAACGTCAGCAAGTCGTTCGACCGCATGAACGCCAACGTGAGCCAGCAGTCGTCCCTCGCCGCGGCCAACGCGTCCACGAGCATGAGCAAGCTGCAAAGCAGCGTCACGAGCCAGACCGGCACCGCGGCGACCAACGCGGAGAAGAACGGCGGGCGCATCAAGTCCGCATGGGACAAGAGCTACAACACGAAGCTCACCGCGACCGCGAACACGTCGGGTGCCGAGTCAACCATGTCGAGCTTCAAGAACCGGTGGAGCGGCTTCGGCGTGTCCGGCCACGCGTCACTCAGCACGTCCACCGCATCCAGCACCCTGCGGGACTGGATCTACCGCAACAACAACTTCGTGATTCATGGCTCGATGAACATCCGCACGAACAAGACGGTCACGAAGGGCTACTCCAAGGACGGCGGCATCGTCACGCACAAGCACGCGGCGGGCTACATCGCCGACCGACCGACCGTCATCAGCCAGCACATCGTGGGCGAGGCGGGGGCGGAGGCCATCATCCCGCTCACCAACCAGCGCTACGTGGCTCCCTTCGCCCGCGCCGTGGCGAGCTACGTCAACGGCGGCGCCGAGGGCGGAGTCACCGTCACCGGCAACACGTTCATCGTGCGACGCGAGTCCGACATCGCGGCCATCGGCCGCGCCATCAACCAGGACGCCGAGAGACGCAGGAGGGCCAAGCTGTGACCGAGTACGCCAGCACCTTCGACGGCCACGACCTCGCGTCGCTCTTCGCCATCGACTACCAGATGGAGCGGCAGCTCCCCATGTGGGAGCCGACGCTCGTTGACGTGCCGGGCCGCGGCTCGCTCTTCGGCGGGACGCGCGCCCTGCCCGTCACCATCCGCATGACCCTCGTGACGCAGGCGCCGACCCGCGACGAGCGGCAGGAGGCCCTGCGCACGCTGGCCGGGTGGCTGGCCGTGGACGAGCCCCGCCCGCTCTACCTCGGCGACGAGGGCGGCAGGTACCGCATGGCCGTCCCCACCGAGCAGGCGGAGGTCACGCCCTACCTCGACGCAGACGCGGTGGAGGTCACCTTCACCTGTCCCGACCCGCTGCTGCACGGCACCCGCATGAGGGCAACCGTCCCCAGCGGCGGCACCGTCCGCATCGACGTGGGCGGCACCGCACCGGCCCAGCCGACCATCAGCGCGTCCGCGGCGCACGGCGCCAGCGGCGGCGGCTGGTCGGTCGTGACCGACGAGGGCCGCGGCATCTACGCGAACATCGCACAGGACGCCACCCGCACGCTGGTGGCCGACGTGGCCCACCGCACGCTCGTGGTGGGCGGCAGCGCGGCGATGCTCGACACCGACTACGACTGGCCCACCATGACCCCCGGCGCGCGGACGCTCACCATGGCGCTCGGCACCGGCGAGGCCGTGGTCGAGTGGGAGGAGCTGTGGTGGTAGACGTACCCAGAGTCATCCTGACGGCCCACGACGGCACGCCCATCGGCGAGCTGGACCCCACGCTGCTCGTGGGGCTCGTGGCCACGTCCGAGGTCAACGGCGAGCACGCGCTCTCCGTCACCACGACGCAGGAGCTGGCCAAGGGCGACCGGCTGCTGTGGCGCGACCACATGGGCGTCTGGCACGAGTACGTGGTCGAGAGCGACACGGCCACGCACGACGCCACCGGCGCCCCCGTGCACGAGTACTGGTGCCCATGGAGCGTGCAGCACGACCTCTCCGGCACCTTCGTCACCGGCATGCCCGGCACGGGCGGAGTCCCCGCGACGGCGGCTCAGGCGCTCGCCGCGGCGCTGGCAGGGACCGCGCGCTGGCAGGTCGGCACCGTCAACGTGGCCACGACCGGCAGCGCGTCCTTCTGGCGGCTCTCCGGCTGGGAGGCCATGCAGGAGCTGGTCAACGTCTGGGGCGGCGAGGTCCGCGCGTCCATCACGGTCAGCCCGACCACGGGCGTCACCGAGCGCCACGTGGACCTGCTGGCGCACGTCGGCAGCTCGTCCGCGCACCGCCGGTTCGACTACGGCTTCGACGCCACGGGAATCACGCGGACGGTCGAGGACCAGCCGTGGACGGCCCGCGTGATGCCGCTCGGCGCCGCGGAGCAGAGCGATGACGGAGGATACGGGCGGAAGATAACCATCGAGAGCGTCAACGGCGGCGTGGACTACCTGGAGGACGCCGACGCCGTGCCCCTCACCCGCGTGCCGGACGGCAGCGGCGGCTGGGAGGTTCCGGTGCAGGTGGTCGAGAACCCCGACGCCGAGACGCCCGCCGCGCTGAAGGCGTGGGCCACCGAGCACCTGCGCGAATGGACCACGCCCAAGGTCAGCTACGAGGCCAGCGTCGCGCAGCTGGAGCGCGCGGGCATGGACGCCCACGGCGTCGCCGAGGGGGACGAGGTTGCCATCAATGACCTCACCTTCGGTGCGAGCGGCCTGCGCATCGGCGGTCGCGCCCTGCGTATCGACGAGGACCTGCTCGACCGGACGCAGACGATGCTCACCATCTCCAACCTGCGCGGCTCGCTCGGCGACCAGCTCGCGGCCATCGCGCGCTCGACCGCCGAGGTCTACCAGATGATAGAGGGCATGAGCGCGGTTCAGTCGAGCACGGACTGGATAGACCAGGTGCTCGACCGGCTCAACGCCGAGATCAACGCGACCGGCGGCTACTGGTACATGATTCCCGGTCAGGGCACGCGCACCTACGACCGGCCCGTCAGCGACCCATCGGTCGGCGCCGAGGCCACGCAGGTGGTCGAGATAAAGGGCGGCAACATCCGCATCGCCAACTCGCGCAACACGCAGGGCGAGTGGAACTGGACCACCGTCATCGACGGGGACAGCCTCAACGGCGACCTCGTGCGCACGGTGAAGGCCCTCGCGGGCTTCATCGGCAACCCCAGCGGCAGCAGCTACTGGGACCTGGACACCGGGGAAGTGCGCATCTCTCCGTCCACCGTCGTGGGCACCACGACCATGCAGGGCATAATCAACGGCGTCAACGCGACCATCCGCGGCGTCGCCGTCCAGTTTGCGCAGGGCACGAGCCCCACCGTGGCACCCGCGAGCGGGTGGTCGGAGCTGCCCCCGGCGTGGGAGGCGGGAAAGTACATATGGCAGCGCACGGCCACCACGACGCCCGGGGGCACCGACTACAGCACGCCCGTGATGATCTCGGGCCGCGACGGAGCGGACGGCACGAGCGTGACCATCCTCGGCAGCTACGAGACGCTGGCCGACCTCGAAGCGGCGCATCCCACCGGCAGCAGCGGCGACGCCTACCTCGTGGCGGGCGACCTCTACGTCTGGAACGGCTCGGAGTGGGAGGACGTCGGCACCATCCAGGGGCCGCAGGGCCCGGCTGGCCAGACCGGCCCGCAGGGGCCGACCGGACCGCAGGGGCCGCAGGGCGCCACCGGAGCCACCGGACCGCAGGGCCAGACCGGGGCGACCGGGGCCACCGGGCCGCAGGGACCGCAGGGCGAGACCGGCGAGACGGGGCCGCGGGGGCCACAGGGCGAGCAGGGCACCGGCGCAACGCTCATCGAGCCGCAGTACTACCTCTCGACCAGCGACCAGACGCGCTCCGGCGGCTCGTGGTCCACCTCGCAGCCCTCGTGGGTCGAGGGACGCTACTACTGGACGCGCTCGCGCATCACGTGGGACGACGGCACGGTGACCACCACCACGCCCGTGCTGGCACAGGGCCTCAACGGCGCCAACCAGAGCGCCAGCGACGCGGCGAAGGTGGCCACCAACTACCTCTTCTTCAGCCCGCAGGACGGGCTGGACGTCGGCTACAGCGGCACGAGCGCCAAGACGCGCGTCAGCGGCAGCGGCGTGGAGGTCTTCGACGGCGACGGCAACAGCGCCATCAGCGCGCAGGTGACGGAAGGCGAGGCGCAGGTGCGCATAGGTGCCGAGGGCTCCGACCACATGACGCTCGGCGGCAACTCCATCGACATCGACGGCAAGAACGGCGAGCACGTGATGCAGCTCGCTGGCAGCGTCACGCAGGTCACCGGCGACGCGGACGTGACGACCACCTACGACACGACGATGGGCTACGGCGCCGACCTCAGCACGCAGGTCGAGGCGAACGCCGAGTACCTCGCGTACAACTACGGCGACCGCGAGACGTATGCCTGCCACAACAGGATCTACTTCCGCGCGCTGGACCAGTGGGGCACCGCCGAGGAGGCGGACCGCCACCACGCGGTCGTGCGGCTCCAGAGCGACCGCAACACCGCGACCGACAAGTCCGAGTCCGACATCGCCGCGTGGGCGGACGAAATCGACCTCCACGCGGCGAGGATGTGGGCGGCGCCCGTCAACCCCACCGCGACCTACACCGGCAGCGGCACCGTCACCGACAAAGCGAGCGCATGGCGCCCGACGAACCTCAGCACGCAGGTCCAGAAGGTCGGCGGATTCCTCTACGAGGTGGAGGTCGCCACGGTCAACGGCGCCACCGTCATCACGTCCGACTACGAGGACTGCTACGTCGAAATCTCAGGCGTCATGCACTGGAACGACAGCGTGAGCGGCCAGCGCGGCTTCGGCGTGTTCCAGGGCGGCACCGCGGGGGCCATGAACGGCACGGAGTACTCCGTCTTCGCGCAGAAGAGCGCCAGCGGGCACTTCTCGGTCGTGTACCCGCCGCGCGTGTTCCACCTCACGAGGGGCGACTCGCTCACGATCGGGCGCTACACCAACAGCGGCGCAAGCTTCACCGCTGGTCCGCGCTTCACGTGGCTCACCGTCAAGGAGCTGTGGGCCGACGACGACTTCATCGCACAGTAAGGAGCAAGGCATGAACACCTTCGAGTTTGCGCTCGACCTGAGCAAGCAGACGGCGATGGAGCCGCTGCGGCTGCGGCAGGGCGACAAGAACGGCACGGAGGTCCGTGCCACCATCTACGACCACGGCACGCTGGTCACCGGCAGCTACACGTCGCGCATCTGCCTCTCGCTGCCGGACGGGGAGCACTACTACCGCAAGGCGGGGACGTTCTCGGCGGGCGTGGCCACGGTCACCATCGACGAGCAGGAGGCCGCGTCCGTGGTCGGTCGCTCGTATGGCTACATCCAGCTGCTGAGCGGCAGCACCGTCATCGCGTCCACGGCAAGCTTCCCCGTGCTCGTGCTCCCCGACGCGACGGCGGACGCCACCGTGCCAGAGAGCTACGACACTGCCATCCAAGAGGCAATCGACGGCCTCAACGAGGCTGTGGCCGACCTCCCCGACACCGTGGAGGAAATCCTCGAACAACATCACGAGTGGACCACCACCGTACAGGACAACAGCCTCACCGACGCGAAGCTCGTGCAGTCGGGCGGCATCCTCTCGCGCAACGCGCGGCTGATGTACCGCCTCGCCAACCTGCTCACGCACCGCACGGACGAGGGCACGCTCGCGGCCATCAGCGACGCGGCCAAGACGCCCATGGCGGGACTCAGTGTGTACGGCCAGTCCACGCAGGACGGCACGCCCACGCCCAGCGCACCCGTGCCCATCGTGAGCGTGGAGGGCGACAGCGATGGCAACATCAGCCTTGTGGCGCAGCTCACGAACGACGCGAGCGTGACCACGGTCACCCCCATCGACCTCGACGGCCACGAGCTGCGGAGCCTGCCCGATGGCACGCGCGACGAGCTGACCGTGGACGCGGTGGGCCACGTGACGCTCGTGCAGCGGGTGGGCGTGGTGACGCTGGACGGGAGCGGGAACGAACGCTTTTCTGTCGGCAACGCCGGCACGTACCTCCGCAACGTAAACATTATAGCGGCTGGGTGGGTAGCCGCGGGCCATGCGGCGGCGGCTTCCAGATACAGCAACGCGATGAGTGACATGCTCGAAGCGAGTTCCGTTGCATACAATCTGTGGACGACTCCGAGCATCGGCGGGTGGCTTGACAGCTCCGCCGCGTTCATCCTCGGGTTCCCGAAGGACGTGCCGTTCACAACGGAGGCGCAGTTCAAGGCGTGGCTCGCAGAGAACCCGCTGACCATCCACTACGCCCTCGCCACCCCCGTCACCCACGACCTCGGCACCGTGCCCCTCGTCCCCCTCGTGGGGCCGGACCTCACGGCGCAGACGGTCCCCACGGCACCGTTCGTGCTCGACGCGGAGCGCGACCTGAACGTCACCCTCGCACGGCTGGAAGCGGCTATCGCCGCACTCGCATAAGGAGGACTCATGGACTACTACGGCATCATCAAGAGCGCCATCGGCTTCGGCGGCTACAAGCTGTCAGACCTCGAAAGCAAGATTGACCGCCTCTGGGTGGAGGGCCACCTGACCACCGACCAGCGCACGGAGCTGCGCACGCTCGCAGCCGAGAGCGCGCGCGAGGCCGACCAGACGGACGTGCTGGCCGTGCTCGCAGACTTGCAGCATCGCGTTTGGGAGCTAGAGCATCCTACGTCGCAGTACGAGGTTTGGACTACTGGCAAGACCACCAAGCAGCACGAAATCGTCCGCTACGACGTGACCGGGGACGGCGAGCTGGACCTCTGCCAGTACAACGGCGGCAGGAGCTACACGGGCCTCAGCATCGGCAAAATCGAGGGCTGGAACCTGCTCGACCGCGAGCTGAACCCCACGCACACCATCACGCGCGACGCGGACGGCGGCTACGTGCTCACGCCCGTCGTGCCTGACGAGTCCGCGACGGAGGCCGAGTGATGCGCCCCCTCGATGTGTTCGTGCGGCCTGTAACCGACGGCAAGGCGCAGGTGGCCATCATCGCCCTCTGCGCCCTTGCGCTGATGGACGTGCTCTTCGGCGTGCTCAACGCGATGTTCGTCCAGCACGACTTCAGCTCGCACGAGTTCCGCGCGGGGCTCATCCGCAAGCTGTCGAACCTCGGGCTCGTGGTGGTGGCCGACGTGGTGGACGGCATGCTCTTGGGCGGACTTGAGCTGGGCGTCCAGCCGGTGCTCATCACGATCACGGTCAGCCTCGCGCTCATGGAGCTGTGGAGCCTGCTCGAGATATTCGCGGAGATGCACCCCGAGATAAGCGAGGCGCCGTGGTACCAGATGCTCGCCCACAGCAAGGACAGCCTCCAGAAGGGCGGCGGGAATGGCTAAGGCAACTGTTTATATCCATGGTTCAGACTACGATTGTAGTGAGCTCGTCCGCATGTGCTACAGGGCCGTGGGCGTGCTGCCCTACGGCTCGTACATGTGGACCGGCAACGAGGTCGAGCTGCTGACCTCGCACGGCTTCGCCATCCGCTCGCTCTCGTCCCCGCAGCAGGGCGACGTGCTATACAGGGCGGGCCATACGGAAATCTACCTCGGCAACGGCCAGCAGGGCGGCGCGCGCATCAGCGAGCGCGGCACCACGAACGGCGCCAAGGGCGACCAGACCGGGCGCGAGGTCGCGCGCAGCGCCTACCGCGCGAGCGAGTGGTCCATGCTCCTGCGCTACGAGGGCGACGCGACCGTAGGCGGCATCCCCGCAGCCGTCGCCGCGGCGCTCGTGGCCGACCACATCATCGACCACGAGGCGCACGGCTACAGCCAGCCGAACCGCGCGGGCGACGGGACAATCGAGGCCGTGACGATCACATGGG